CGACTGGCCAACACTTCCCATGTCCTTCTTGACTGTGTTTAGCCCTAAATCCACCCGCTCGGTGGCCTGCTTCACACCATCAAGAGACTTGTTCACCGACTTGATTTTCGCTGTCAGGCGGTCTTTCAGTTCAAGCACCGCCGATAATGTCATTTGAGCATTATTTTCGCTCATAGCTTAAGCCGCCCCCCTGCTACAATCTGCATAAGGGCTTTCATTTTTTCGCCCTCCTGCTTTTTTTCTTCCATCATCGCTGTATAGCAAAATACCTTTTCCAGCTCTGACAGTCCAAAGAAATAATCCAGCTTGTGTCCTTTGAGAAGGAGGAAGGCGGCTGTTTCCGCCTCCCAGCTCTCATGAATTAGTTTTTTAATTCTTCATGGATTTCAGCATGGATATTCTTGTTGACACCTGCCAGGCGCGTAATCTTCCCAGAAATAGCGTTGACTTCGCCAGCCTCGAAAATCTTTTCGGGGATGTCTGTGGGTTCCAAACAACCGTAGGCTTTCAGAAGTGCGCTGTCCTTAAGGTTCGGCTCCACAACTGTATTGACAATCAGATAGGAGTCGGGGTTTTCAAGAGAAAGTGCCTCCATGATATCGGCACGAGTCGGGAGCTTGACCGTCATCACACCGGCACTGGTTTCCAGGTCATACTTCGCGTTCTTTGCCGCCTCGATAACCTCTTTCTTCTCAATCAATTCTTTAACGGAAATAGCCATTATAGTTTCCTCCAGTCAAAAAGGCAGGTGTTACCCTGCCCCTCATCACACAATATTATTCAGCTACAGTTTCGATAAAGGAAGCATCCTCCGGCGTGAAGCCGAACGGGAATTCCTTTTCGACAACCTGCCCTTTTTCGAAAGTCATGAGTACCAGCTCATTAAACCATACATTATCGATGGAGCAGCGCTCCTTCTGGCCATCCACCGCATCGGGGTCATCAATAAGGCCCACAAGGTTTGCACGCGGGTCATGGCCGTTTTTCCATTCCTCAAGATACTGATTGATGTTGCGGTTGATAACGCTCTTAATCGTAAAAGAGCCCTCGCCCGTCAACGAAACAATCTTGGAATCCTTGGAATTGCCGATGAGCACATCTTCACGGTCGGCGGTAACCTTCGCCTCAAACTTCGAAATCTCGAAAAGAAGCAGGCCATCCCACCATACCTTGCCATGGGAGCCATTCCAGCGACGGCGGCCGCGGTATTTTACGTCTTCTTTAGCTCTTGCAAAACGCTGCAAGTCGAATTTAAGTTTTTTCGGCATAATCTATCCCCTCCCCTATTACAACAAGAAAGTAATCTTCAAATCTTCCATCGCGTTTACAGGCGTCACGCGCCCAGAAAGCATAACTTTCGTACCGGTGTTATATTCGCGAATCTGCTGCACCGTCAAGTCAGCAGGGTCATCATGGCCTTTCAGCTTGATGTAATCAGCCTGGGCGGCTTCGTCGATATCCACCATGTTGACAGCCGTGGGGCTTGCATCAAGCACATTACCCTTAAGACCGCGGAAATAAATGTGAATGGCACCGATAAAGAGCATCTTGTGGTCGTAGTCGTTGATGATTTTGCCAACATACTGGTCTTTGAATGTGTCGCGGATATCATCCGTAATCATATCGATAGCTTCTACAATCTTGATGTAGCGGAAATCAGCCTCACCAACATCAGTGGTGAACGTATGGAGAGAGTTGCAAGCGCGTGCAATCTTCACACCATTACCGTCGAATTCGTCGAACAAGCAAAGCTCGCCATCGCTGATATTGGTGTCAATATCTTCGTACAGGTCGCAGTCCACAACTTCGCTCAGCTCGTAATAAGTTGCAGAGCGGTCGAGTGCCAGACCTGCCAAGATGCCAGCAATACGGCCAGTATATTCGGCTGCAGTATAGGTGATATACTCAGGAATATTCTGCGGTACCTGCGTAGCATCGCCTCCCGCCATGTTCAATGCGTCGGTATATTCGGGGTTTACCACGCGGATATGGTCCGTGGTAAAGTTGATAACGCCTTTGTCATCTGCCGGCTGATGAGCAACTACAGCCTTGAATGTCTTGCGGTTGCGATTGCGTTTTGTCTTTACCCAGGCAGCCAAATCTTCCATTTCCTGCGTGGTAGCCGTAGGATGACAGATATAGTTCCACTTGATACTGTAAAGTTTTTTCAGAACAGTTGCCTGCGTAATAAGCGGCTCAGCAGTTTCACCTTCTTCCACCTCTGCTGGAGTTACTCCCTCATTGGGCAGAGTGTACAACAAAATTTTTGCCGGTGCGCCAAGCAGACATTTTTTTACGAGGTCAACATTCTTATCCGTCAGTCCCTCGGGGATATCGGCAATGTCAACAATCTTATAAAATTTGCTCGTGTTCGTGGTTTCATTCTTCAAGAGCATAGTCACGATACCACGGGCACTGCGCTTAATAGCACTGCTGGATTTTGTTTTGAAGTCAATAATGACTTGCGGCAGTCCAAAATCAGACATATATTAAACCTCCTCATAATTCAGATCTTGTAAATTACCATTCAAATAAAGTTCCTGCATAAGCTCGCCACGTTCCACCGGCAAGAAGTCCGTGAAATCAAGGGAAAACTCATAATGCAGGATTTCATCAACTATAACGCTGTTATTCTCCAGTATGGTGATATGCCTGTCTCCTATTTGAAGGACAGGTCGAATCGCCTCATCCAAAGTATCAATAGCATCATATAGGAGAGAGCGCTTTACTCGCCCTCTGCAGTCCGGCAGGATAACAAGCTGAATATCGATGCCGATTGACCTATCATAATAAACTCGGTCGATGGTTTTCCGTCTGGGGGCCAGCTCCACATAGAAGTAACTCCTGCAAGCCTTCTCCACATTGTCGAAGTGTACTTCGTAAGCGGGAAAGTTCGCTTTCAGGAGCGAAGTGATAGCCGCCCGAATATCTCTTGCTTTTATCACTTCAAAATCGCCCCCAATATCGCCATGGCATCATCAGTGAAATTATCCTTCGTTTCATCGAAAGCCTTATGCAACATACGCTTGCCTTTTACCACCTTGCCGGTCCATTTGCCGTGAATCTTCACGCGATGGCCATACTCAACGTGGGCGGCATATTCGGCATTGTTCGAAACCTCTGCTCGATTAAGGCCGACAAGCCGCATCTTCCAGCTATTGCGCAGGTTGCCAGTGTCCACAGGCGTATTATTGACCGCCCGCCCTCGGAGCAATTCGCCCTCATGGGCAAGAAATTTAGCTCCGGCAGCAGGCGCTTTTTTCGCCATGTTTTCAAGCCGTTCCTGCAAATCATCGAGGCCGTTAATCGTCAATCCCATTGCCTGCCTCCTTTACCTGCTTCACAGGTATTTCTTGATGGGTAGGATAGACAAACCTTTTACCGGCATTCATCAGAAAGTGCTGGCCATTGTGGGTGATTTCCACAATGTCGTTTTCTCTTATCTGATACTCAGGAGAACAACAAAGCCGCAGGTCAGAAATGAGGTTCACGCCTCTATCTGTTTTGTCCTGTGTGAGCTCCTTGCCATACTGTGACAGCTTGCAAGGGATAGCCTCATAAACAGGTGTTTCCGCTTCGTCATAATCATCGGAGCCGTCATCGGCTTGTGCTTCAACCACGCGATAAATATCGGCGGTGTCCTTATACATGATGTTATTCAGGAGCCCCCTAAGTTTCATATAGTTCGGCATCATCCCCACCCCCTTATCTTGCGGTAGAGGTTGAGCTTGTTGCGGATGCTCGTGAAATCGGCATCGGCCGCAATGCCAGGAGACTCCGTGGCTGTGGCAAACTCGAATTCTGTATCGTCCATCTTTACTTTTTTCAGTCCCTGCGTGTCGCTGGTGCTGTCCTGTTCCCTTTTGAAAAGCAGGTCAGCGCAGGTGTAAACCAACGCAGGCGGGAAATCTTCCCTGTTGCAGTAGTCCAGCACATCGAGGATGAGCTTGTCAGCATAAATCTGATAGATAGCATCCTTTTCGGTGCCGGTATCGCCCAGCAGAGTTTTGGCTGTCTCGATTATCCGAGTAGCTGCCTCCTCCGGTGTCAAAAAAGCCATAGCCCGCCTCCTTCCGCTAAAAATGGGCATAATAAAAGCACTATGCTTTCGCAAAGTGCTTTACATTGGCAATATATCTTTTATACCTTTAATCGCCCTGTATGCCTTGTGCATGGTGTCGTTGGTTTCCAGATATTCAAGCCCCCGCAGGGTAATTGTAGGGGTTATGCACTTGAAATCATACTCACCAGCACCGACCTCAAAAAACTCAATGCCATCAATGTATCCGGCATTATACAGCATCATGAGGATATGGGCAAAGCGTTTTTCTGAAACCGCGAAGCTTGCCGCTTCTAGCTTGCCATAGTCCGGCTTAGGATCATCTAGCCACTTGTTTAACAAAGCAAGGATATTATAGATTAGCTTTGCATTTTCCATCAGGCCACCTCTTCTATATCCTTGATATCTCTCATGAAGAGCGTTACCAGCGCCCCACCATCAGCATACACATCGTAAGCCAAAACTTCCTCGTCAGCAGGATTATGCAGATTGACCACATACGAATCGCCATCCGGCAATGTCAGTTTTGCCTTGTGATGTTTTTTCTGTATTTCAATCAATCTTTTCATTTTTTCCTTTGCAGTCATGTCAATCCCCCTCCTTTCGTTTTGGCCTGATTGGATAAGCGTGAACACCCTTCTTTGAATAGACAATCTTGATAAACGTGGTATCTATCAACCTATCAGCATCTAAATCCCAATACTTACCGATGTATCGGCCAACGTCAACATATTCACGTGTTGAGCCATCATGTGCCGGGTCATAAACGCCCTTCCTATGAAATTCAGTTATCAATGTTTTGATATCTACATCTTCATAGAAAACGCTAGGTGCTATGCCAGCATCCTTCAAACTCTCAACATATCGCTCATGTTCCATTGTGCCAGGTATATGCCTGTTTTGAACCTGCCGACGGATTGCTAAATTATAGTTTCCGTCTGGTATCGGCTTATCCTGAACATCAGAATCAAGCTGTTTCTTTAGGTCAATTATACCATTGCCAGTACTCCCCTGACTAGATATCTTTGGTGTATACTTCGCTAAAGTTCCGCTAATTCCTGCCTCTTTCGCCCAGGTAGCTAAAGGTTTTGTTTTGTCAATATAAACCGCCTTGTAGTCTTTATAGGCCATCTGCTGCGGGATGTAGAGAGTTTTGCCATCATTCCCCTTGGCTATTCTCTTTCCACTCTGTCCGCCTTTCCCGACTCCTAAGCTCCCGATAATGGTGCTCCGGCAGTGAGGATGTAAGGGCGGCAAATTATCGCCAGGGCTGGCCTCCTCCACAGGAACGATACTCCCATCATGACTCCTGCATTTCTGACTGGTTCGGCTGTCAAGCGTGGCAACGAATTTATAAAACTCCATGCCGCTATCCTTGATACTGTCCAGATTGGCTTGATTGTGAACATAATTCAGCTCCGTCCTTACCAAACGGGTGGCCTCATATTTGCCCACGCCCATTCTGTCCTGCACCATCTTGGAGAGCTTAGGCACCGATACGCCCCTGTGAACGCTGTCAAAAACTGTCTGCTTGATGGTTTCTGCCAGCTTTTTTTGGTTATCCCAAATCCTTGCGGAATAGTTCTTCCCGCTCCATGGGTTTCTCAGTACATCCTCCAGCCTTTTGTTGTCCACCGCCGAAATCGTGCCATGGATGCCGGCTGTTTTGCCAATCTCAAATAAGCCTTTATAGTAATTGTCTCGGTAGGCATCACTGAGGAAGTTCCTCATATCCTTTTCGACATACTCGCCTAATTTGTAAAGCTCCATCAGCGTTTGGCTGTAAAGCTTATCTAAGCGGCTTATTCTTGAGCGCATCGCCAGCGTGTTGAGTTCTTTGAGGATGGCATTATTATTCTGGGCAAGGTGATTGTACTGCCCCAGAGTATAACGCCACTCCCTAAACTCATTCCCTTTCAGCAGAGCCGTGGCCTCTTTCAGACTCAGGCCGTTCTCTTTGGCAAACCTTCCATACAGGGCGGCAATATCGTCCTGTATCTTTTGGGCAGATTGACGGTATTGGCGTGCCAGGTTTTTTTCAATTTTTTCGCGGCTCTGTTTGTACCAGTATTCCTCGCGCTCGGTTGCCCTGTCCTTCCAATAGTTTTCGTCTTTCTTGCCCATCGGCTATACCTCCGATTAAATTTTGTGCTTGAAGCAAACCATGCGGATTGCTTTCGGCTCGTAAACACGCTGCCAGTTCTTGGCATTGGCCAGTTCCGCACGGCTTACAGTTTCCTGGTTAGCACGAACAGCGCCGGTGAACTTAATTCCGCGCGGGTGCAGGATGAAGGTCTTGCGGTTGATGAGGTAATCAACGCCGGAGCCTTTGCGCTTGTCGCGGTCAACTTCGGTCGGTACAAAGCCCACAGGAGAACCATTGCCGTATGCAATAGCGCCGTTACCGAACAGGTACGTCGTGTATACGCCATCTGCTACCGGGCAACCATCGTCAACGATTACGCGGCGGCCCTGGTACGTATCAAATTCCACGCTCGTGGAATCGCGTTCCGTCTGAATGAGGTTCTGTTTCTTCAAATAAGCCTTAGTTGCAGAGTGCATAGCAACTGCAGTGAGCTGGGCCTGTGCATCGCCCAGGAGCTGGCAGGCATCGATGAAAGCGGATGCGGAAATCTTGGCAGCATTGCCGGAACCAGCCGAAATATCGAGGATGTGGTCCTCCAGCGGGGTTACGGTGGCGCTGTCAGCCGTATAGGAGCCGAACACGCCATTGAGGGTGTTAATGAGTTCCTTCTGCATGTCGCGGGCCCAGAAGCCAGCAACAAGGGAACCGATAGCGGCCATGGGGTCCTTGCCTGCCAGTGCGGCGGAAAGGTCGGTGGCGCTCCATGACTTAGCGCGGCGGATGGTCGTAGACACATCCATCTTGCTGGTGATTTTGGCAGCGGTCAGGTCAGTGCCTTCCACCACGTTTTCGGAGTCACCAGTCAAATCCTCGAAGAACGGCATATTATGCACCGGTGCCGCTTCACTTGCGAGGCGGTCAAACTCCGGGGAATGAGCGACAATGCCGCTCTGGAACAGCGTGGAAAGCTCCATGGTTTTCTGCACCGTGTACGGCGTGAAAAGCTCAGGAACAATTACATCAGCTAAAGTAGTACCCATTATTTAATCCTCCTTAAATCGTCACACCCGCTTCGGCAGCCATAGCGCGTGCCTGTTCCGGGTTTTCTCTAAACAACTTGCCCTGCTCCGTCAAGTTGTAGGTTTCTTTCTTGAACGGATTGGCAGCAGGCGTATTGGGGCCGCCACCATTCGGGCTATACTGCGGATTGTTGCCGCCCTGCGGGTTCTTGAAAAGGAATGCTTTATCCTTCTTCAATGCCTCCACCTGCTCGGTCAATCCTGTAACTTT